CTTCTTTGACTTCTTCCTCAATGGCTTCCTCTGCCTTCGGCATATACTCCTCAGGAATCGGTTCGGCTGTCAGTTCCGGATAAGACTCAAGGGTCTCGGGGAGCTGCGCTGCATGTACCCCGAGACAGATAATTGCCAGGAGGCATGCGCCCAGTACTACCGAGATCGGCAGCCAATAACTTAATCCTGTTCTTGAATCCTCATAAGAAATATCAGATCGCATTTTCGATAACTCCTTCCTGTTGCACCGGTGCAACTTTAACTTTTTCTTTTTCTCTCCGGAGTGTATTCGTCCAGGTAGTTCTTTCCGAATACTTCCATCCACTTTTCAAATGAGTATTTCTTTATGAAGGCTCTTTCAGCATCTCTTCTGAGAATCAGGTTCATTTCCTTGTCTTCGTGAACTGCCTCTTTGCTCATTTCATGATGTCCTAAACAGAGATAAACTTTGAGGCCGTAATGTTCGCTGAGCTTCCTATCCGCACTTCCAAACATTATGTGATGCTCATGTGTAGGCTGGATCCAGTCTCCCATATAAAGTTTCTTGCATAAGTAGCAGGTCCCATCCTTGCGCTGCATAATTGATCTGCTCATTCCGCATTCCATTTCTGAAACCAAGAAGATAACTTCATTTCGTAGCCTCCTCCAATGTAGTCTCGAAATACTCACACGCTTTCAAAGCGTCTCTTAAGGTCCATTCAACTTTTCCGTTAAGCCGATAACTGATTGTGCTTCGGTTCACTCCCAGGTAATCGGCAAGACCTTCCTGTGTCTCTTCCTTCTGTTTAATGCTCCACCGGATAAAGTCGTTGAAGTGTCGCATCTTTAGTCCGATAGTGTCAGATGTTGGTCTCATATAGTAACCTTCTGATCTTCTTTAACGAAATCAATATCGTCAACGGTTAAACCAAGAATGTTGGCAATATTGTTCGCATTGGAAATGCTTATCTTTCCGGGTTCCTTTTCCCAATTCTTATAAGTCATAACATGAACGCCTAACTTGTCAGCCATTTCCTGCTGCGTGATCTCTTTGGCTCTTCGCCATTGTTTTAAAGTCAATGACATATTTAGTATTTACCTCCCTTCGTGAGTCTATGTTTTGTAGAATACTCCTACAGTGTAGTCTATGTTTTATAGATTGTCAATAAAAAATTCTATATTTTATAGATTATTTTATTTTTTGTGATATATAATATTGATAGTAGGGAGGTATTTAATATGAACATAGGGAATAATATTAAGAAGATGCGGAAAGCCTTAAACATGGAACAAAGCGAGCTTGCGGTGAAGCTCAACGTATCTAACAAGACTATTTCTTCGTGGGAATGCGGACGAACAGAGCCTAAAATGGATATGATAGAAGCTATGTCTATAATTTTTGGGATTAAAAAGTCTGAATTGCTTGAAGATGATTTCACACCTTATGAAAGATTTGAGAATGGAGCAGACTTTGAAAAAGCCTGGAAGGATCTCGGTGGCGGCCGCCACCCGATAGATCTGACGGACGAAGAGTATTCTTTGCTGATTGATTACAGAGCTTCGGGAGAAGCTGACAAGGAAGCTGTGAAAAGGTTATTGGCTTATGCTTCAAAAATGAGGGAACAAAAATGAACATTCGCAAACTTCCTTCCGGAAACTATCAGATTCGGGAGATGGAAAACGGAATAACGTACACGGTCACGGTAGATCATAAGCCTACCCAAAAGGAAGCATCTCGTCTCATTGAGGAACATAAACCAAAGACAGCCGAGAAGATCACCCTGTGTGAAGCGTGCGAGGCTTATTTAGAAGTTAAGAATAATCTGTTGAGCAAATCAACGGAGCGGAGCTATCGTGTTTTAATAAGGCAAATAGATCCGATCTTAGCGAAAACAAAAATCTGTGTCATAACAAAGGCCATGATTCAGACAGAAGTCAACCGTTATTCGGTAGGCCATGCTCCAAAGACCGTTATCAACTTCGGAACATTCCTCACGACAGTTCTCGGCTTTTATGGGAATAAAATTGAAGATATCCAATATCCGCAACGTAAGAAGGTTAAGAATTACATTCCGACTACTGCGGAGCTGAAAGAAATCCTGAAGGCTCTCGACGGCACTCCGTTCTATGTCCCGGTATTCCTCGGAAGTCGTGGTTTACGTTTATCGGAAGTGTGTGCGCTGGATCTGACAGATCTATCCGATAACAATGTGATATCGATCACCAAAGCAAAAGTCCAAGCTGAACACGGCTACGTTATAAAATCCACCAAGACAACAGGCTCCGAGCGTGATGTTGCCATACCGGAGAAGATTGCGGACCGCATCCGGCAGCAAGGCTATGTCTACGAAGGTGATCCGAAGATCATCAATAGGAATTTACAGAAAGTGCAGCGCAAACTTGGCATAACTCCGTTTACTTTCCACCAGCTCCGGCACTTCTTCCCCTCATACAGTCACGACGAAGGTATTCCCGATCAGGCCATCCAGGATGACGGCGGCTGGATCACCGACAGGGTAATGAAGGGAGTATATCGTCAAGGGATGGACCGGGAAGGATATAGTCAGAAGATATCAAAGCTATACGAGACGTTCATATAAAGTCATGCCAAATTCGTGCCAAAATTATTTGTGAACAAAATTTAAAATGTTGAATTTAAGCCATTTTAAAGGCATAAAAAAAGACCGTGAAATCAAGGGAAAATTGCTCACAAGCCCTTGAAATCACGGTTTTTCAATGTGTCGGGGTGGCGGGAATCGAACCCACTCACAACACCTCTATAACGTTGTATTTACGTCACTTTTCATTTTTTCGTGCCAAATTTGTGCCAAATCTTATTTTTCTCCCGAAAGTCGCTGCGCTCTGTCGTACTTTGACTTTAGGACTGCAACAAGACCATTTATCAGGACTGTAAATGCGGTCATGGTCTGCGTGATCTGCTCCGAATACGGGATATCCCATATCATAAGTAATGCGCTTATGAATGTCACGATCGGTGCGATTATTGTCGCAATTAACTTGATTACATCATACGCTTTGCTGTTTATCATAGAAAACCTCCTATTTGTGATTCGGTAAATGTATCAGATCCTCTTTTCTTGCATCGAGGACAGCGTTTGGGCCTACTAAAGAATGATAAGCGTTGTACTGATTCATCCAATCGTCAAGATAGATAGGCTCAATATAGTCTTGTGCCATATATGCGTCGTACTGACTCAGGAGCTGGCTCCGCATCTGCGCTTTTTGTGCCCTTTGTAGTATATCAATGTTGTTGATAACCTTCATGACGGTTTTAAACAGGAATACGACCATCGTAAAGACTCCGGGAACCCCGAACAATGCAAGCCAACCTACCACTTCTCTTAATTCCTCTGCCATTTCTCTCTACCTCATTTCATCAATTCTGTCCAGGTCATTTTACCGATTATTCCATCAGGCACAAGTCCGTGTTTACGCTGATATTCAATAACTTTTTCTTCCATATCTTTCGTAAACTTGCCATTGACAGATAAGCCTAACTTTCGCTGTGCGATCTTGACATACTCTCCTGAGGAACCAAACTTGATTGTTTGGAAGAACGTTCTTACCCCGATTTGCCTACCGCTTCGCTGATCCCACCGAGATTTTCCGGCTCTTGTATCAATGTGGGTAAATCCGCTGTAAAGACCGATACCACCCATACCCATAGCTTCGGCTGTCATAGCAACCTCTAACGGGCTTCCGTTTCTGCACACTATATCGGCAGCTTTGCCTTTAACGTGCTGTGAATTTACAGAAGCTCCGGGGATAGAAGCATTGTATTTGGGATCGCGATAACCCGAATTTACTGTCGTGCTTCCGTATAAGTCTCTTTCCCTCTGCATATGACGAACAAGGTTTCCGTCAATAAGGATTTCATCTGTTCCGTCATGGCAAGCAAATTCTTTTACCTTGAAGTTTGAAGGTTTCCCGTCAATCGTAAAGGTCATATTGCCTTGTTTGCTGTTGGAATAGGTTGCTACTCCGTCTGTTACTTCGATGTAATCACTCATAGGTTTTTCTTCCTTTTTGCATAATTTAAGCCATTCGGATTTTTCTCCGTAGAATAGGTCGCAATCAAGGTCTCCCCCGTATCCGTCAAGTCTGCCTTTTGAAGTCCATTGCCACATAACGTATGTATCCCAATATTTCGGGACGGGGGATTTTCCGGCATCACTCATATCATAGTTGTAGTCGATGCCGTAATCTTTGTACTTGGCAATCCACAACTTGTAATATGGTGCTACATTGCTCCAATTGTAAGCGTGTTCACAAGACAGGACGGACATATAGATTATAGGCTTAATGCCTGTTCTCTGATAGAATATATCAAGCCATTGTTTCGCCCATTGAACATCATATTTTGCAGATGATTCCCAATCAAGAAATGGGATTCCCTCACCGAGATATGAGCCTACCGCATTAAGGAAGTTCTGTACCTCTTCTTCGGGGCGATTGTTCTCAGGCCGCGCAAAATGATAAAATCCTAAAAGCTTTCCTAAGGACTTTGCCTTCTCAATATGATTGAAAAAACAAGGATCTTGATAAGTCTTTCCTTCAGTCGCCTTTACGATAACAAAATCACACGCCACCAGCGATAAATCGATATTCTTTTGATATACGCTAATGTCAATGCCGTTCATCGTCTTTTCTCAATCTGCGCATAATCTCGGCGATAAGCGTAAATGTTATAGGCGTTTCTTCTACATCTATCGTTATTCCGACAGATTCAGCACTTTCGATAATGTAATTTGTATTCTCGTCACTTGTTTTGTTCATCCGTCTGCTCCTTTAATGCAAGGCTTGTTTAATATTATATCCTTTGTTCTATGTTTAATTCATTTTAATCTTCATGTGTATTATGTGCTTTATCTAAAATGAAATATACTTTTTAAGGCTTAAAAGTTTAATTCATTTAATCCATAGGCGAGGAATCGAACCTCGCATGATGACTCGCCACGGGAATACTTACCGTCATCGTTTATGATATAAACTCTTTGGCTCGGTTACCAACCATTTACGCCATCATAAAGCGTCTAACCGCCACTATGGATTTCAAAATCGCCCACCATGTTACGCATTGTCAAGAGGCTCGGTG